TGGGGCGGTGAAGTTGTTGGTATACCTCACGAATTTACTGAAGCGCAGGTTGTCGATGAACCCGTCAATGCCTTGCCCCGATGTCGAAAAACCTGAAGGCCCCAGAATAGTATTTACGCTTGACTCCAAATCCTGACTGCTTGAGCCTGTTGACCCAGCAGTTCCATCCACGAATAACTTGTAGTCGTTTCCAGACCTCGTAAGGGCTACATGGTGCCAAGCCCCCTTGGACATAGTAACATCCATAGTAATATTACCTCCGCTAACCCCTATAAACCACATTATTTTACCAGTTTCATTAATGTATTGGATAACGCACCTACCGTTGACAACTTGACCAGTATATTGAGTAAAAATAATACGAGTTGCCGTGCTATTAGTGTTTAGGTAAATCCAAAACTCATGCGTCCAATCGCTATTCGTCCAGAACACATCTCCAAGGTCTAGCTTGTCAGCTTCAGACGTAGCAAACAACATCGACGTATCACCAAACTTAGCCTGAGTAGTGCTTAGTTTAGTATTTCCTAACAGAGTCATATTATTCTGCGCTGCACTATCAATCGCCTGACCATCAGCCATGTTTAAGAGTAGCTTGGTGTTGGTGATGGCTGTGAGTGGGGCTGTTGGGATAGCGGAAGGTTCAACCGCTGTGCCTTTAATAATACGAACATCACACATATAACCTGTGACCTCCTGTCCACCACCAGCACTTCTCCCAACAGTTAAACTGTTACTATTGAAGTCACTGGCGTCACTGACATTACTTCCGCTTTGCGCTCCGTCAATAAAGAACTTGTTTACTCCACTGGCCCTTGTCCAACAGAAATGAATCCAAGCATTTTTGGGAACAAAACCACTGGTAAACACGCTGGTGGAGGACGGCTCAAAATAAACATTAAATTTATTTGAAGCGTTTCTCTGTAGTGCAAAACCATTGGCATTAGCTCTGTTATCTAAAAAGTTATTTGAAGCCCCAGCGTCTGTATTATAAGCCCAAAACTCAACGGTTAGGTCACCTGTGCCAAGTTGAAAATCAGCAGATGCGGCAGCAGTTAAGTAATCCCCACTACCAGCAAAGTAAGCACTCGCAGCATTCACGGCTGGGTCATAAACTTCTTCTGTCAGGAACGGGCCGAAGGCTGAGACGGCTACGTTGCCTGCGACTGTGCTTGCGTGAGGCGATGCAGAGTTATCAACAAAACGATTGCTTTGGCAAGCTAATAGCTTAGTATTTGTGACTGCTGTAGACGGCCCCGTTGGCGGTGTGAAGTTAGAAGTTTGAGTAGCAGTACCTTTGACATAGTGTAAGTTACTTATAGTTGCGTTTAAATAACGTGAGTAGTTTCCATACGAGCCGATTGTTAAGTCACTTTGACCAAAGTTGTAAGATGAAGTTACTGTAGCTACGGCGACTCCATCGTAAAAAAGTTTTAAAGAAGTTCCTGAACGAGAAACTAGGATATGTGTCCATGTGTTTAAAGCTGGAAGAGTTGCATATGCGAGAAGGTCAGCGTCAGCGTAGCCGTTAACAACAAATTTCTTTGTTCCAGAATTACTTCCCATACCAATGAATAGACCAGATGTGCTGTTACTACCACTATAATCAACAACAAAAACAGGCATGTATGCTTGGTCCCAAGCCCGTGGGTTTATCCAAAATTCAACCGTAAAGTCACCTGTGGCGGGAGACCAATCTGCACTTGATGCGTAGTTAATGTAATCGCCAGCCGTACCAGAAAAATCTACACCCCAGTAGCCTTCCTCACGAGCAAACGGGCCGAAGCTGCCCTGCGTTACATTGCCGTTGGCTGTAATGGTGTGGTTAGATGTAGAGCCATCATCGAAGGCATTGTTGACGCCGTTGTTTGCCCCGTCGAAATGAGACAGGAACGAGACACGGTTGAACTCGTCGTCTGAGGGTAATGCCTTCTTGGCACCAGCCCCTAAACTTCTTTGACTAAGCATTAGGTTCCATCCCCCACTAAAGCACCATAGAGAACACTCCCGACTTTCCACACTGTAATCACTGTGTAGCCAGAAGTCGCCAAGGTAGGTGCAACAGCAGCATTGTTCACCCAAGTCATCGTAGGCCATGTAATCGTCGCAGCGGAGCCATCATCAATCATCAGAGTAATAGCCTGACCAGCGGAAAATGCGTCTGTGTATGTCGTGGCACCCGTCAATGTATGCGTTTGAATAGAACCGTTAGATGGCTCTAGGGCATACGATGTGCCTGAGATAGCGAAGATGTCTTCGATTGGTGTGCCTGTGTATGTTGGATCGGTTAGACCGCCGAGGTCATAGTACCCAAGAGATGCCCACGCAGTTGAGCCTGTGCCAGCTTTGAGTTGGTTGGTGTCTGTCTCTAAACCCAACTCACCTTGGGCAAGTGTAGGATTACTGGATGTCCAGTTAGATGCCGTATCGCGGCGTATTTGTATCTTGTCAGCCACTTGCCGATCCTCCATTTATAGTTTGTGCTGCTGTGTAAACGGATGCAGCGGAGCCGCCATCGGCTGAGTTAATTGCTTGTGCTGTTGTGAACGATGTGAAGGCCACGATTTCCAAGATGTCATTCAAGGCTGCACCAGTGGCCAAAACCACATCAACTGAGTTGGTTGCAGTATAATCAGCAGCAGCCAGCTTCACGCCATTCAAGTAGACGTCAAGAAAGTTGGGCGTATATCCACTTGTAGCAAAGGAGGTTTGGTTCGCAGTTGCTGTAAAAGCATCACGGGTTTGGGTTGCCTGTGGGACGGGCTGTGTGCCTATGTATCCTGACATTTTCTATTCTCCTATTACGTTAGATAGCGGATAATTACGATGCCTGATCCGCCGTTAGAACCATGGCTGTTATTGGTGTTATTTCCAGCACCTCCGCCCCCTGTGTTTACCTGTGCATTAGCTGCAACCCCACTAGAAACGGAGTTGGCCCCGCCGCCATCGCCTCCGGGTGATGCTCCAGGCCCACCAGCGCCTCCACCAGAATAAAACCCTGAGTCTCCTGTTGAGGTTGCTGTTGCCCATGTAGAGTAGTCCAAACCATTACCAGCCTCACCACCAAAATTGCCACCGTTTGAGCCTGCTGCGCCAGCACCTCCTCCGCCACCGCCGCCTGCAAGGCCACTCGGATTACTACCGCCATCGTTTCCTTGACCAGATGTACCCGATCCGCCAGCACCACCCGATCCACCTCCGCCGCCTGATCCACCATCTACTCCATCTCCAGCAAATTGTTGGCTAGTATAACTATAACCACCACCTCCGCCGCCTAATGCAGTATATGTATGGAAGACAGAGTTTGCCCCGTTAGCACCTTTACCGCTCGTACCCGCCCCTTCAACACCACCAGCCCCTACTGTTACAGTATAGGTCTGGGCAGAAGCGGTAAGGTTAGACTGAATTAAACCACCAGCACCTCCGCCCCCAGAGAGAAAAGACAAACCTCCAGCCGTAGCTCCCCCGCCGCCGCCGCCAGCTACGACAAGATAGTCTATTGATTTACTGCCGCCACTACCCGTAAATGTTCCAGAGGACGTAAACGTGTGGTATTTGTAGCCACCAGATGTTGTTACTGTGCCGCCTGTTGCAGAAAAGGGGCTAACCTGTCCAGCGCCATCACCAACGTTTTTCCAGACATTAGACCCAGCGGTAGCCGTAGTCAGCACATACATTTCACCAGAAGTCTTATTCTCCCAGATATGCCCAACACCAGATGTAGGGTTGCTGCTTACTGTTGGATCAGCAGTTGAGACAGTTGTGTCTGTCAGTTCTGAGAACTCTGTTGCGCCACCATTGGCGTTGTCTCTCGCCTTAGTCATCTACTGCATCCCATGATGTAGTGCTTTCGTTCCACACGTACCGTTCACCATCTGTTGGGTAAGCTGTTGGTGCTTCCCAAATGCAGCTATCGTCATTCAACGTCCAGCTTGGGTATGGTTGAGGTGCATAGAAAGCATCCCGTGTTGCATCGTATATCATTCCAATGCCAGCATAGTTTTTACGCAATGGCGTTTCGCCGTTTGCATGTACGCCGCCTAAAGTGTTGTAGCTGGTTTGTATCCATTGACCGGGAGAGCTATCTACGAAGGTATCGAAGAACTCAGCTTCCGCTACGATTACTTGTTCTACTAAGCCGTTGTTTACTTTTGCATAATGTGCCATGTTTTATTCTCCTATTACGTTAGATAACGGATTATTACGAGGCCTGATCCACCCGAACCTCCAGGTGCATAGCTTCCACCACCACCACCGCCGCCACCGCCTGTGTTTGCTGTACCATAAGATGCTGCTTTTGTTGAATTAAACTGGTTGCTGGCTCCGTTACCACTACCGCCGCCAGAGGATGCTGACCCGCCTTGTGATTGTGGGTGTACTCCCCCGCCGCCGCCGCCAGCACGTCCAGTAGATGACCCATTTATAGATGAACTAAATCCCGCTCCACCCGTTCCGCCAGCCGCTTGATAGGCCGCATTTCCGCCAATGCCCGTTGCACCACCGCCACCGCCACCTGTCCAGTAGGCACTGGTGCCGCCATTTTTACCTTGACCAGATGTACCCGATCCACCGTAATAAATACTTGTTGTAGTTCCCCCTGATCCGCCGCCAGAGCCGCCCGAAGCGCCACCTCGCCCTCCCCCGTATCCAGACGCCGCTCCACCACCAATCGCAGTAAGCGAGTTAAATACAGAGTTACTACCTGCGTTAGACAGTGAAACTGTACCACCAGTGTAATTAGTCTTTGCGCCACCGCCACCGACTGTAACAGTGTATGCCTGCGCCGTAACAGGAACGTGAGCGCCTGCTACAGAGTTGTAAGTTTCTCCAACTACTTTCTGTAAATAACCTCCCGCGCCACCGCCACCTCCGTGGCCTATGCCGCCAGCCGCTCCACCAGCAACTATCACATATTCTACGTTACCCGAAGAAGAAGGCGTAAATGTACCAGAAGAATTAAAAGTGTGTACTGTATAAGAGCCAGAAGTAGTAATTGTTCCGCCTGTTGCAGCCACATTTACTTTTAAAACAGTCATAGAATAGCTTTGAGGTGCGGAAGTAAGTCCGCCAGCATCTGTTGCCGTAATTGCAAAAGAGTAAGCCGTGCTAGCAGAAATACCTCCTAGAGTACCAGCTAATGCAGAAGACCCAGAACTAGGCAGGGTAAGCCCCGTTGGGAGTGTACCTGATGCTAGTGCGTAGGTTAGTGCAGTATCGCTTGTGGCAGCATCTGTAAAGTTGGCACCCAGATTGTAAGAAAAAGATGCTCCTTCGTTGGTTGACGTAAGAGTAACCGTACCCCCAGTTATCTCTGCCGATGTATTTGAAACATCAACCCAAGCTGTACCATCACTTGTTCGTAAAACTTTAGAGGTTGTGTTGTAGTAAATTTTACCAGCAGAACCCACTGATGGGTCAGTAGAAAACGCTACAATATCCGTAGCAGAACCCGAAATACCAGTAAGCTGTGAGCCGTTGCCAGTGGGCGTTAGGAATGTAGCATTGGCTTGTGTCTTAGTGTAGCTCTCGACATTGACAACTGATTTACCTTTTCCAATGTATCCTGACATTATGTTTGCTCCAGTACACTGACCAGAACATCACAAGACGAGGCGGTGTTTGATGTGACAATTACTGTGTCTGTTGTCTCCAGAATTACTTTACCGTCTAAGACTGAAAGCGCTGAACCCGCTGGGATTGGAGCATCTTTTATAATGTAAACACCCGCTGCCTGCACATCAACCGTAATGGAAGACGTTGTGCGGTTGGCTAAATTACAGCCAATCATCACCGAGGTTGTAACTGAAGGAACTGTGTAAGTTGTTGTTGCTCCCGTGCCGACGGAAGCGCTTGTGTAGTTCTTGAATGTGTTTGCCATTTTTTATCCTAACGCGATTGCTAAAGCGAGCGCAGAACTTTCGGCGGCTGCTGCTGTTGTGTAACCCGCAGAGGCATGGTTGCCCCAGCCGTGTGCCGTATCTGCCTTTGTGCCTTGAGCCGCTGTAGCGTAATCTGTCTGGTCAAATGCCTTCACCTGAGAAAGGTTTGTGATCTCACTATCCATCAAAGCGCCAGCGGCGGTTACATTAGCCGATCCAGTAACGTCTGCGTTTGTTGAAATGGTATCTAGCTTAGTACCGTCTGTAGAAACATTACGACCGTCAACGGTTGAGTTAGTTGTGATAGCGCCCGTCATAGCGCCGCCAGAAAGCTCTAACTTATCAGTATTTAAATTGTTAAAGTTTGCATCAACCTCAGTATTTGTGAGGGGCGAACCTTTGCCTGATCTTGTTACTATGGTAGCCATTGGGCACCCCCCATTAAATTTAAGACGCTGCTATTGTCACAGTCCAAGTGATAGACATGGTGTCGTCGGCAGATTTATTCACAACACTGAAGACTGTTCGGCAGAGCATATCGCCGCTCGAAGCAGCGTTAAATATACCGGCCTCTGTTACTGCGCCTGTCCCGTCGCCTGCCTCAAAACTAGAGACAAACACCACTTTCTCGTCGTTAGTCCCCGAGATAGTGGTGCTATCAAGCACCTCACGAGAACCCAGCACTGATACAAGGTCTGTCTGACCAGCGGCAGCTGCCGTGGTACTAGACCCAAGGGCCATGTGGCTCATTACATTTTTGGCCGTGCCCACCATGCGAGAAGCAATAAAGGCAAGTCCTGTGGTGACGACAAGGTTCTTTACCTCCCGCTCGTCTTTGATATTCCCGGCCTTGTCTTTTAGAACAATGTTCAGTTGACCGGAGAGCTTTAAATTTTCAGTAATCATAGTGATCTCCTAGTTAAAAGTTTGGGTAAGACCGACGTAGTCCCCCGCAAAGTATGTTAAATCCGAGTAACTCTGCATACGCAGCAGCCCTGTGTCGGTGGCAGAAATCGTATCTGAAAGAGGTCTTGAGGCGGTAAGGGCCAAGAGGTCCGCAGGTACAAGAGTTTCAGTTTTTGTTGTAAAGAATTGGACCTCTTGGTCGTCATCTATTGTAGAAGCCCCGTCCAAATCATCCGTAGGTCTCGCTTGATCGGCTAACGCTCGGGTGAGGGCTTTGGAGTTTACCACGTCCGTAGCAAGTGGCTGCTCAACTAAAGCTTTCATAACTGACCGAGAGTTTACCGCGTCTCCAGTGCCGACTTGGTCTGAAACAACTTTGAGGACAGAAATAATCTGCGTGTCTGTTGTGAAGCCGCTGTCGGCAAGAACTTTGAAGAAGGCTAAAGTGGCGTCTTCCGCAACTCCGGCACTTTCTAGCGGTAGGTCACGAAAGAAAGAAAATACAATAGCGTCCAGAGCGGTTGCGCTGTCAGCCTTATCAAGTAGGCGGAGAAAGAAACCAGCGGTCGCCGTGTATGTCATACGCGCCACTTCTGCGTAAGACGCAGAGATGCCCAGCGTTGTGTACGCTGCTTTTAGTGCCGATACAAAGACTGCTGATTTTAGTTTCATGCAAAGTCTTCTCTAATTCGAAACCGCAGAGTTTCGTAAAGGGTCTCACGAAGCCCATCTGACTTAACAACTTCAACCTCGCCTTCGTAAACACCAGCGACTTGATTTAGGTCGGACGTTTGCCACTGGAGGATGGCTTCTCCGGCTGTAGAGGTTCCCGCGTTTACATAGAGGAGACGAGAAAACAGGACGGTTGTATCACCAGCGGCCCGAAAGTGCAGAGTTACAGACGCCCCAGTAAGATCGGTGGCCGTGCCAGTATCGTCGTTAGTTAAGGTCAGCTTTATTTGCGGCCCTGTGTCTCCTTGGACGTAATTAAAAGATGTAGCCATTCCTATCTCCTCCGTCCGGCAAAGTCTTGCGGCTGTACGCGGGTGCTAACGCGTCGGTACTCACGGGACTTGGCTTCGTCAGTTTCTAAGGAGAACTGTCTTCGGTAATACCCAGACAGTTCTGGGTTGGTCCATTCTTTGCCAGGCACCGACGTTAACTGCGCAAGCGCTCCGTACGATATGCACCGCCCATGGCTTTCAAAGATCCAATCCTCGACGCCAGTGGCGCTAAGCTTTGTTTTTAGAACACCCCAGCCCGTGTAAGTGTATTTTTCATCTGGTGTCGGATAAAACCGGAGCGACGTATCTTGGTAGATTGCGTAGTAGGCAGGGCAACCGTTAGGACCAAACCTAGTGCTGTCTAGGTGCTTATCTGTGACACGACTCATCTGTCTTCCGTTTACGACAATCTCATAGATATTTTCTAAGACAGCCTCTGAGGACGGTATGTAGATGGGGTAGTCTGCTACGTTCTTAACCGCGAAGTCTTTTTCGATCTCGAACCGCCAGATTTCGCTGCGCTCTAAAAACTTAGCCGTAGCCTCTTGTAGATGGGACTCCATAACAATCTCAGGGCACCCCGGTAGATACGGTTGTATATACGGGTAGAATTTGCTCCACAGTACAGTAGCCATTTACGAGCTCCCTGTTGATGGTGAAGCCGCAGCGTCCACCTGAGTTTTAGTGCCCACAGCAGCGTTAAACACTTGAAACGCGGCCGCAGCACGTTGCTCATTGGCTCCATACTCTGCGTCCTTTGAGTACGCGCGGTATAAAATCCAATCAGTGATAGGACTAAGGTAGATGTCGTCTAGTTTAATAACTTCTGTGTTAGACCCAGCAGGATCGAGCGCAGATGCGGATAGGGTGTGAGAACCCGGAGTGTCAGTGTAAATCAGCTCAAGCTCAGCAGTTGCTGCGGCTGGCGGATACACATAAAATTCTTTAGGGGCGCGAGGGTCATACGTGTAGTGCTGTATGTTGTTAGTCTGCGTCTCGGTGTGCCAGCTTGGTCGTTGGTCGTCGAGGACGCTTCGTGCAACAACACGGACCACTTTTCTGTCAGAGGCGGCTAAAACGTTTCTAGTGATGTCTAAAAGCTTCAAGGCTGTAGGGAAGCCGCCGCTGGAAGCTATCAGAGACTGCTTGGTGCCAGCTGCGCAAGTAAACGTAGCACATTTAGCATTTGCGTCGGGACGAAGCAGTACAATACTCAAGTAAGACTCGTTCAACCATTTCTGGAGTTCGAGGCGGGGCCAGCGTACGTTAGAGTCCTGCAAAATGGCCTCTACCCGTGATAATACTTCTGTAACCTTGATGGTCGCCATAACGCTTCTCCTGTGGAAGAAGGAGGGGGCGAACCCCCTCCGACATTAGCTACTAGGCTGTTCCAACTAGAGCAGTTACGAGAGCAGTGTTCTTCGTTACTGTGTTACCGAATACTGAGAGACCGCGAATGATATCGCCGAAGTCAGTCTGGTTACGCAGAGGCTCAGTCTTAGTGATCTGAGAGGCGAAGGAACAAGCTGCTTTAGTACCAGCTACCATCATGCGACGCTTCTTAGCGTTAGATACGGTAGCACCACCGGAAACCGCTGACAGACCTGGGACCAGTGCTTTGGCAGCTGCGCCTTTTGGAAGAAGGTTTGATACATACACGTCGAAGCGATCCAACATGCCAATCTTGCCTGTGCGAACGATGCTGGAAGAGTCACCAGTAAAGTAGGCTTGAGCAATGTCTGTTTGCATAAGCAACTGACGCTCAAAGGGGCTAATAATCAACCAGCGGCCATCTTCTGGTACGTTCTGCTCGTCGAGAGCGGAAGACATAGCAAGGATAGCGTTGAGGATGTTAGCCGGAGTTGTTTCAACAATTGGAGCAACGTCAGTTCCGAGATTGTAGGAACCTGCGGATACACCAGCAGTTGCGCCTTTGTTAGCAGCGGCAGCACCAGTAGTTACAAACCAGTCAAAGAACACGTCGTTCTCAATTTGGATTTTCAACTGCTTGGCAGCGTCGTCAGTGAACATATTCATCAGGTCCATGTCAGCTTGGTGAGCTAAGATGTCGTTGACTTGTACGCTGAAGTACTTGCCTTTGTTGATCTGCATGTCCTGAGTGATAGGCACTGGGACTTCAGAAGTAAG